TAATGAATCGCACTGGATTGGTAGAGACATTTGATGATGTATTAGAGGTTGCTAAGTTAATCTTTGAATATTGCAAAGCAGAAGCAGAAAAGAAAAGAAAAGAAGCAGAGGAAATGAAAGCAGATACAGAGTCAGAGGGTTCACTTGAAAATAATACTTCATCAGGTCAATCTAACTCTAACGAACCTTCTATGGAAGAAGATGGAAATGGTGGTGAAGATGGTGAAGAGCAAGATATGCAAGTTGCAGAATCAGGTTCTGGTGGATCTAATACTACTGCTAATATTCAAGGTGGAGAAGAATCTGGTGAGATTGAAGCACAGACAGATGAAATATTTACTGATTCTCTTAAAGAATTATCTAATGTAAATAAAGATCAAACTTATTATGTAGAATTGCCAGAGGTTAATCTCAAGCACTTCATTATTGACAATCAAAAAATTCATGACGATATGAATGTAGAGTGGGCAGAAGAACAGGAAAGAACTACAGCAGATTATATTGAAAGAAACCCTGATTACAAAACTAAATCAAACATATTTGATACTGGTAATCACACACATCCATATAACCCATTCAATCTATTTGAACATGCTGATGCAGAGTTCAACAAGTTCAAAAAAGATGCACAAAAAGAAGTAAACTATCTTGTTAAAGAATTTGAGTGTAAGAAGTCAGCAGCTGCATATGCTCGTGCAACTACAAGTCGTACAGGTGTTCTTGACACATCTAAACTACACACTTACAAATTTAATGAAGACCTATTCAAAAAGGTATCAGTAGTTCCTGATGGCAAGAATCATGGATTGATATTCATTCTTGATTGGTCAGGTTCAATGTCAAATGTGATGATGGATACTATCAAACAATTATTCAATCTTGTATGGTTTTGTAAGAAAGTAAACATACCATTTGAGGTTTATGCATTTACAAATTCATATCCAAATCCACATCGTGAAGAGATGATACAAGAAGACCTTAAATTACACATAGAAGGTAGTTTTTCTCTTCTCAATATGCTTACAAGTAAAGTTAGAGCAAAGGATATGAATGAGCAGTTGAAGAATATTTTTAGATTAGCATTTGCATTTCAAAATCGTGGTGCATACTATCGTTGTCCTCTTGGTATGTCTTTATCAGGAACACCATTAAATGAAGCACTTGTATGTTTACATCAGATACTACCTCAGTTCCGTAAGGAGAATGGTTTACAGAAAGTACAATGTGTTGTATTAACTGATGGAGAATCTCAATCAATTAGATTCAATCGTGAATTGCAGAGAGATTGGGAAGATAAACCATATATGGGTTCATCATATCTTCATGATAATTGCTACATCCGTAATCGTAAAACAGGATATGTTTATGGTCTCGAAAATATGGGATACTATGGGGATGTTACTGATGTTTTACTTAAAGATTTGCGTCAAAGTTTTCCTGATACAAACTTCATAGGTATTCGTCTTATGCCAAATGGTTGGGCAAGTTCCTTCATTCAAAAATACACTGAGGGTCATGAGTATGAAAAATCTCTCAATTACTGGAGAAAGAATAAAACAATCTCATTAAAGACCTCTGGATATCATGTATATTTTGGATTATCATCAACTGCGATTAGTAATGATGCTGATTTTGAAGTCCAAGAAGATGCTACAAAAGCACAAATTAAGAAAGCATTTAACAAGAGTTTAAAGAGTAAAAAGATGAACAAAAAGATTCTTGGAGAGTTCATTGAGTTGGTTGCATGACAATCAACAAAGTGTCCACTAAGGGGTCACACACCCCTTTTTAAATGCTATTATTAGTACATAAATAAATCACCACATCATGACCTACGTACCATTTACAATCAAAATGACAACCGAAGAAATCATTTCTAAGTTAAAAGCATCTTTCGGTTCTGAATTTACTGCTACTGAAATCAAAGCATTCTGTGCTATGAATGACATTGCATATGCAACAGTAACTAAGAGATTAAAGAATTTTAAAACAGCAAAGGGTAAGTGGAACCTAGAAGTAACAACAGCAGCAGTTGAGAACATTGAAAAATCTTTTAATTCTCCTGCAGTTCAACCAGATACTGAAAGAAATCTTGTTCCAGAAAAGGATAATACTTTTGTTAAATTTGGAAGTTTTCCTGATATCAAAAAGATAATACAATCTAAATTATTCTATCCATGTTTTATCACTGGTCTATCAGGTAACGGTAAGACCTTTGGTGTAGAGCAAGCATGTGCTCAATTGAACAGAGAAATTATTCGTGTAAACATTACTATTGAAACAGATGAAGATGATCTTATTGGCGGTTTCCGTCTTGTTAACGGTGAAACCGTATGGCACAATGGCCCAGTCATTGAAGCCCTTGAACGAGGTGCAATCTTGCTTCTTGACGAAATCGACCTTGCATCAAACAAAATCCTCTGCCTTCAAAGCGTCCTTGAAGGAAATGGAGTCTTTCTTAAAAAGATTGGCAGATTCGTTAGACCCTCCAGAGGATTCAACATACTTGCCACCGCAAATACTAAAGGTAAGGGTTCAGACGACGGAAGATTTATTGGAACTAACGTGCTCAATGAAGCCTTCCTCGAAAGATTCCCAGTAACCTTTGAGCAAGCATATCCTGCACCTGCACACGAAATCAAGATACTTAAGAATGTTGCATCAACACTTGGTGTAGATGATACTGACTTCTGTAAGAGACTTGTAGATTGGGCAGACATTATTCGTAAAACATTTTATGATGGTGGTATTGAAGAAATCATTAGTACTCGTAGATTAGTTCATGTACTTCGTGCATTCTCTATCTTCAATGATAAGGAGAAAGCAATCAAGGTTTGTGTAAATCGTTTCGATGAAGATACAAAGCAATCATTCTTAGAGTTATACGATAAAGTAGATGCAGACTTTGAAATCACAAGAGAACTTGACATAACAAAAGATGAAGCACAGAATTAATCCTGATACATACATGCGTTCTAACTGGAATAACCCTGCTCCAGTTAGATACCGCAGAGGTAATATTGAAAACAGAATTAGTATGACAATACTATGGGTTTATCTTATTATATTTGCAGCTATGTTTGCTCGTGGTCTTATCTTATTTTTAAGCAGATGAATCTCTGGAAAAACTATAAAGATGTCCTACACGAAACATTCCCTCTTCACAACAGAGTAGGGAGTGTCTGGGCAAATTGGGAAAGTAAAGGAACTTCTCTTACAGCAAAAACTTATACAACTCAATATTTTATTAAGTCAAGAGAAGTAGAGATATGGGATGATAAGAGTTGTATTTACAACAATATCATCTATCCAAAAACAGGAAGTAATCTCCCATGTTTTGGAATGGACTTAATGGGTTTCTTCCATAAGAAAGTTATTATAGTTTTTGATTTTCAACATCCAAAAGAGAAGTATCCTTTCTCAGTTGAAGGTCTACCAAAGAGTGAAGGAGATTATCGTTTCTTTGAACCTGGTAATCATTTCTCTGACAATATCTACATTGCAAAATGCACTATGGATGAAGTTGATGAACATCTTGAAATGTTTACGACCTACTTGACAAAGTACAAAGAGATGGTAGAATTAGAGAAACCCACTGGTACGGATACTAGTGAATATAAAGATTTTGATGCATATATGACTAAACTTGATCCAGTAGCAGGATACCTGTCTGGTAAGTTTGGAAAAGACAAAGCAGAGAGTCTAGTTACCGATTTTCTTTTTACTTATGGCTAAATCAAAATATTGGTACGATTTTAATCGTAATGATCCTGAGAGGGAAAACCCATTTACCGATGCTTTTGATCATATGATGGGAGAAATGGTAGGTAGTGGCAACACTGCCATTGAAGATGATGGACTTGACTATGAAGTCGATTATTATAATAGTGACTCTACCGATTACATGGCAGATGTAGATGATATGTATTCACATCATTTTAACTTAAAACATACAATGGATTACGAACCACGAAAAAATAATCAATATAAGTATCACGAAGAAGAAATTCTAAGAGATATTGAAGATTATGTTTCAATGACTTATAATGGTCACTACACAGGAACAAAACATGAGTTCCGTAAAGTACAGACTATTGACTTAATGGCAGCAAGAGATATTGCAGCACATTTTTGTCAAGCAAACATACTAAAATATGGAAGTCGTTATGGTAGTAAAAATGGTAAAAACAAAGTGGACTTGATGAAAGTCATACATTATGCTATGCTATTATTACACTTTGATGGACATTATGGCGAACCATCAATGCCCTCTGGTAACTTTGACCAAATGCCTTAACACATAATGAATTTAAAAGAAAGAACTATGAAACTATCAGACAGCACACTTACTGTTCTTAAAAACTTTGCAGGTATTAACAACTCAATCCTAGTCAAAG